TTAGATGGTGGTGCGGCCTACATCACCGGGACCGAAGTTTTCCCGGTATTGGCCCAAGTAACCGACAGCCGTCTCTGCGTTGGTGAAGAGACCGACCGTGCCCCCGGCAATAGCGCCCATTGCGGTTGGCACGATCAGGCCGACCAACTGGGAAAGAGCGCCGAAGCCGAAGCCGCCGGCACCGCCCCATTTCCCGCCGATTGCCATGCCCGTCGCGGCGCCGTCGACGGCGCCTACGATCATGCCGGAAAGAGTTCCACCCGAAACGCAGGTGACTTCAATGTCATTGAGTTCTTTCATTTCATATATCTCCTTTAGGCTTCCCATGAGTCTGGAAAGCCATTCGATGGTACTAATCCGAAAGAGTGGGATGAACTGCCAGGATTAGCGGTTTTTCATGGGCTCGATAATTCGTTTGACAATGAGTTTCAATATTCGGCGGATGAAGGTTTGCCACTCCGGGTAAACTTTGCGAATGATTAAGGCCGGTTCGTGCGACACCTCGATAAGACCTGTTGAACAAGTCAACGCCGTATCGAGGGCTCATTCATATCGGCTCCGGCCAACCGCTCTTCGTCCGAGTCAGTACGGCCTCGCATAGCGGCATTTCATGGCATCAGCCGGTCGAGCAGCGGCGAGCTGAACAGCCGATGCGGATCGGCTTCGTTCAACTGGCGCACGGCGCTGTCCCAATCGTTGTCTGCGACCAGGCCCTGGCGTAGCGACTGCGCCACCAACTGGTCGACCACCGTCGGCTCGTCCCAGGCGGCGGCGGGGCTGTAGCCCCAGCCCTTGCTCCACTCCACCCGCAGCGAGGCGTAGTCGCCGCTGAAGTGGTCGAACAGCCAGGCCTCGAACTCGTGGTAGAAGGCATTGGCCTGCGGGGTACCGGGCAGGCTGAGGATGTCCAGCCAGATCGCCGTGTCCCACTCCGGTTGGTCGGGGCGCGGACGGATCGCCGACAGGCTGGGCACCTGGGCGCCGGGAACGATCGACTCGCCGGGCTGGTCGAGCCCGCTGACGCGAATCTCCACCGGGCCGTTCATGGGGTAGTGGCCGTTGGCGCGGTAGGCGGCGACCATCGTCTGGTACTGCAGGTAGAACTCGTTGATCACCCGCTGCACGTCGCGACGCCGGGTCAGCACCGCGTAGCCGTTGGCGGTGACGCGCAGGGTGCTGGGCTTGATGTACAGCAGCAGGTCCTTGCTCCAGCCCCACAGGTCGTAGCCCAGGGTCAGCGCCATGCCGCCCACTACCAAGTCGTACTGCAGCTTGCCGAGCAGCGGGGTGAGTTCCGGGTGGCCGGTGTTGATCGCCGCCAGCAGGTCGGACAGCGCCTTGGGAATGTTGTCGGAGAAGGGGTAGTTGAACGGGCCGTTGACCGCGCGGGCGCCGAACGGGCAGCGCGGGGTCGGCGTCCAGACCTTCAGCCAGGGCTTGTCGGTGAAGGGGAACCAGATGGCCTCGGCGCGTCCGCTTTTCTGCAGGAAGCTGTCGAAGGTCCTTCCGCCGCTGCCGGCTGCGGCGAACATCTCGCTCGCCGGGATGTTCACGTAGCTCTGGCAGCGCATGCGCTTGTTGACCCCGGCCTGGAGGGTCGCCTCGACGATGAAGGCGCGTCCGAGGTGGACGAGGAACGGCGCGCAGGCCGGATCGTCGCGGCGGAAGGTCTTCAGCACGTATTGTCCGGCGGCGCCGTCCCAGACCACCGCGGTCAGCGCCACGATGCTGTTGCTCAGGGAGCCGTAGCTCTGCCCCGGCAGGCGGCTTTCGCCCTGCGCCGGGATGCCGGTGCCGTGGCCGTCGATGGCGAGCACCCCGCCGAGGGTCAGGTCGCCCGGCGCCGGCGTGGCGACGAAGCCGAGCTTGACCCGCTCCAGTTGTTTCAGCAGGGCTTCCATGGTGACGCCGGTCTGCGCGCTGAACAGGCCGAACTCGCCCTGGGTGTCGATCCGTACGCGGGTCAGGTAACGGCTGGTTTCCACCAGCACGATGCGGCTCTCGCAGTTCTCGCCGCCTTTCAGCAGCAGCGGGGACCAGTTGTGACCCATGCCGCGCGGGCGCACCTTGAAGCCGTTCTGCCAGGCCCAGTTGACCACCGCGAGAACCTCATCGTTGGTGCGCGGGGCGCAGCTCCAGAGGTCGTCGGCGGCGATTTCCCCCGACCAGTTGCGGAACGCCCGCCGATAAAGTTCGAGGCCGGCCGGAAAGCCTGCCGGCGCCGGACAACTGCTGGCGGCGGCTTCGGCGGGCTGGATGACGAAGGCCGGGGTCCAGCCGGCCACCAGGCCGACCGCGCCGAGCGTGGCACTCTTGCCGAGGAAGCTGCGGCGCGACAGGCCGCCGGATTCCTGGTCGGGATCGCCGACGAAGGCGTCGGCGTGCTGGATGAGGTCGTGCATGGCGGTTCTCCTGATCGGGGCGCTGGTCGCCCCTTCCCGGTTGCCGGGTCCTAGGTCGCCGCCGGGGGCGTCCGGGTCTCCGGCGACGGTGGAGGCCCGCTCCGCGACGGGAGCGGGCCGAGGTCCTGGGATCAGGTCCACTCGGTGTCGTAGTGGTAATCGATGCGGCTGGTGTCGCCGCCGAGCAGGCCGCCGACCGCGGCGACGCCCTTGAACACGCCGTAGCCGAGGGTGTCGGCCAGTTGATGGATGGGGGTCAGGCCGACGGCGTTGAACACCTTGCCGACCGAAGAGATGACCGACGTGTTGAGCAGGTCGTTGGACACCTTGACCACATCGACGATGGCATCGCCGACGAAGCTGAAGAGTCCGGCGCCCGATACCTGGTCGATTTCATCGAAGCTCAGTTCCTGAAGTGTGGCGAGTTGCATGGCGCTATTCCTTCATCAATCAAGTTTTGAGCGATAGCCGGCCCTCTCGCATAAACATCGGTTTGCGAAGATAGAGTGACTATCGGTTGCCAGCCGCTCTGGAAAAGTACTTTGCCGGCTGGTCGCTGAAAATTACTGATCTGCCGGCGAGAGTGTCAATCTGGGAAGTTGATAGGGTGAACTTGGAATATCCATGCTAGGCAAATGACGCCGATATTCTGTCAGTGGAATTGGTCGATGTTTTTTCGAATGCCGCGATAAGCATCTGGATATTGCTGACCCATTGATATTCGTGGGTACTGGGAAGCGGTTCGCTATTTTTACGAGATGATGCGCCAATCCAGAAAAGTATCGAATTATTGCTTTCGGAAAAAATTCAACTGCCTTGCTGATAGGTTTCTTCCGGTCGAGTTATTGAAGTCCATGTCCGGTCTTGCGTTGTTTTTCAAAGTAGAGAAACCGGCGTCATAAATTTGTGCGGATAACTGGCGGGCAAACTTTCCCAGGCTGCGCTTCTGTTGCGGGGAAGTGCTTCGGTTCGTGTCGAGGCGCTTTCCAGTCTTGACAGCCCGGCACAGGCGCGTAGAGTGCCGCGCATGAATCGTGCAGCCCTGACCTTCAAGCGCTATTACGCCTATCTGCTCCCTCATTGAGGCGGTAGATGCGTCGCTGCATTCCCGAACCGCCCGAGGCGGCGGTCCGGTGATCTTCTGCCTTATGTTTGATTTTCTATGTGTATCAGTAGCTTAAGACTGATCGCTTCCACAAATTTTGTCTTCGTTTCCGCAATTCATGCCTATCTAACGGGGTTCACGGCCTTCCCGATCCGGCGATAGACGCGTTTCGTGATCTCCTGAGTCGTGTGTCCGAGCAGGTCTGAGGCGTCGGCCAGGCTCTCGATATCGGAGGCCGCCTTGGGGCGAATGTCCCGGAACTGGAACTGCATGATCTCCCTGGCCAAGTCTTGGTCACCCGCCTTGATCGCCTCATCGGCCGCAGCTTTGCGTGCGGTATCGAACCTGGTGCGAAGCATCTTCTCTGTCATCGGCTGGCCCTTCTCGTTGGTGACCAGCGCCGGAGAATCGGAGGCGATCGACTCGACCAGGTGGCCGAGCTGGGTCATCTGTCCGTCGGCGCGGCGGAGTCGTATCCGGAGCTTGCGAGACGTCTTGTTCTGCCCGACCAGCAGGTAGTCTCCGGAAACGTCGTTCTTGCGCAGCTTCCTCACGTCAGCCGGGCGTTGGCCTGTCAAATACGCGAGGTCCATCGTCACCCGCAGATCGTCCGGGGCTTTCTCGTAGAGCGCCTTCCACACCTCGTCCGTGACGTACACATCGCGCGGCTGCTCCTTGTTCTTCTTCACCCCGCGACAGGGGTTTTCCATGCTGGTGATGCCCCACTCCCTGGCCATGTTGTAGGCGAAGGAAAGCAGGGTGATCTCCCTATTCGCTCGAACCTTGGCCGTCCTGGCGTCTCGGTACTGAGCGATGGTGCTCGGCGTAATGTCCTCTACCGGGGCTTCGTCAAAGGCGCCCAGCAGTTGGCGGATCATCTTCGAATACTCTTTCTGGGTCTTCGGCGCCTTCGTCGGAACCACGTCCCGCTCGAACCTGCGCAACAGATCGCCGACGGTCCGAGTGGTTGGCGGCACGGCCTTTCTCTCCAGCTTCGCCCACTTCTCCCGAGCCTCATCCAAGTCCGTGCCCAGCGGGATCTCCTTGCGCCTCCCCTCAGCATCCCGCCCGTCGTAGTAGTAGCCAACCCAGACCTTTCCTGACTTCATCGTCCGGGTACGCTTGATCATGCGAGGCGGCAGGCCCCGGTTCTTGTTGCTCCGCGGTCTCATCATCTAACCCTGGACAGGTCCAGGCTCCACTTCTCGGTTGCTTCCATCGTCGGCTTCACGCCCGCCAGCTTCAGGCGGGCATATACGCGCCCAACTATCGGGCGGTTCGCCGCGGTCACGGCGTACCTCCAGCCGTACCTATTCAGCCACTCGATCTGCTGGCTCGGGTACTTGCGCCCAGTCAGCTCGGCGACTTCCTCTTCGGACAGGAACTCGGATACGGGGCTAGTCGAGCTTCCCATTCCCTATCTCCTCTTCGTTGCGCGCTACGATCAGGTGTAGCGGCACTTCGTGGCGCCCGCGGGCAACCAACTCACCGCCAACCACCTCCGCCTTTCGCTCCACCGTGCGGATCGATCCGTCCTGGCTGTGGACGGTGAGTGCCGGTCGCCGAATCTGCACCGTTCCATCTGGCGCCATCTCCTGCCGCGGGGCGCCGTAGAAAGGGCCACCCGGGGCGAACGGGTCAGGGATGGCCGACGGGTTTTCAAGCAAGAACTTCTGAAACAGGTTCTGGACCGCTGCGGTAAGTGGCCCCGTGTTCCCTCGGTTGGAACGGCCACTCTTGTGGTCCGCGCTGTCCTCGAATTCCCCACCGATCCAGAGCAGGCCGCCAACGATTCCGGCGTCGCCCGCGCAGACCTCGGCAGCCTCGGCACGGTGGACGTGATTCACCCCCAGGAGATCGCACAGGTCGTCGAATGACAGAGCCTGCTCGATCATGGCTGAGTTTCCGATAAGCCAAGCACCGCACTCCTCCATGGCTTGTCTCGCAGCTCTGGTGCGATCCAGATATGCCGCTCGCTCGCGCTCAAGCGCCCGCTCGGTGAACGGCATGCCCTTGAGGAGCCGCCGACGCATCTGGCGATACTCGGCGAAGCTGGTGTCGCGATCGGCGGACACCGCACGGACGAACATCCGGAGGGCCGCCAAACGGTCGCGCAGGTTACGGCGACTGTCGGCGTAGATATCGATCAGCCTGTGCAACGTTGCGCCCCTCATGACCGGCTCTCCTTGTTCGTGTCGCAGATCCGCAGGTCGACCCCGCAGGCCTGGACCAGTTCGGTCAACTCGCCGAGCTTGGTGTTGGGGTTCTGCATCGCCTGGCCCAGGCGGACCAACTGCTGGCCGAGGGTGGCGAGCGGGGTAGGGCGATACCCTGGTGGTGGTGGAATGTCGGAGCCTCTCATCACTGGCATACCTCCCAGATGAACAGGTTCTTGAACGGCTGGAGCGCGGTGCCGGCGGCAACCGCAGCCAGGCCAAACAGCGCGACGAGTGCGATGGCGGTCAGTGCTTTTCTCATGCATCACCCAGTAGGAGTCGCATCGCCGCGTAGGTTTCGGGGGCTCCCCTGCTGCGTTGCCAGTCCAGCCCAGCTTCTTGCAGGAAAAGGTTGGTGAGCTTTCCCCAACTGCTCGCCAGTGCGGCCCACTCCTGGCTGTGCTGGGCCATCTCGCGGATGCGTGGCGCCCATTCAGGGATCAGGTTCAGCAGAAGCAGGCAGCGATTCAGATCATCCGGGTCATGGGGATAGGCCGCGTGATGGCGTTCCATGGGCAGACCGAGCATGTGATCGTGGATGGCCCGCGAAGACGCTCCCACTTGACCGTCCCTCAGCCATCTCGCGGCCCGCTCCTCGATGGTGCTGCCGGTACCGGGCATGCTGGTGTCGTAGCCCAGCGGGCAGCCGGCGTTATCCAGGGCTTTGACGCAGGCATCATCGAAACTTGCCAGGTCAACCCGGCCCTGAATCAGGTCGTTCATTACCGGGGTGATAGCGTCGAGCTGGCGCTGGTTGAGGGCATGGCCCTTGAGGGTGATGCTCATGCGTCACCGCCTTCCGCCGGCGCGGTCCAATTGTGAATGGCCAGTTCCACACGGTCGGTAGCGACGTCAACGCCTGCGCACAGAACCTCGGCCGACCATTTCGCCATGGCAGCATCGATGGCCTCGTCCAGATCAGCCTCTACCAGGAGGTTGCCGTCCTTGTCCCGCGGGAGAAGGTTGACGACGCTCTTGTCCATGCGATTGACCTCGCGGGCCAGGTCCGATGCGTAGAGAGCCGTGTTGCGCAGCCACAGGTAGCGCTTGGCGTTCTCGGCCTGCACTTCCCGCTCCAGCATCTGGTCCATCTCGACGCAGTCCTGGCACTGGCCATGCTGGCGAATGAAGGCCGCTTCGACGCTGTCCCCGGCGAACCAGTGGTTGCAGCGGCAGAAGGCCGGATCGACTGGTTGTTGCTGGCGCTTCATCTCGGTGACCACCACCTCGACGGCCTCGATCACCGGCACGCCGACGTAGCCGTCCTCGATTGCCACGCGATCAAGCCAGCGCACCAGAGTTTGGAGGCTTTCGGCCAGTTTGCTGTCGCCCGATCCCGGCGCGGGGTGGGGTCGCTCGCCGGCATTACCCGGTCCGGATACAGGTTCGCCGCCAGGATTGCCCGGCTCCGAACTCGCTCCAGCCCCGCTCAGCGCCGCCAGTGCGATCTGTCGCATGTTCGCCGCCGGCAGGTTGTCTTGTTCGGGACAGGGGAACTCGGCGATGGTGCGGAGCGCCAGGTGTGCGTCCCCGTCAGCAAAGTGCGAGATAACCGCACCTGCGCGCCCGATTGCTATGGGCATTCCATTCCGCAGGTATGGGCGTACCGAGTCGATCTGCATGCCCATGCCCGAGCGGAGAACGATAGTGATGGAGTTCATGATCAGTTGCTCCCTGCTGCCTTGGTCAACGCATTGAGCAGAGCCCGCTTCTGTTGCTGACCATGCAGGTACTCGCGCAGGGCAACGACGATCAGGGAGTTCATGCTGCGCGAGTCTCGCTTGGCTTCAGCTTCCACCTCGGCCCTCAGTCCGTCCGGCAGTCGGACAACGAACTTGTCCATGTCCCGGCTGGTGCTGGCCGGCAGTTCGGTTACAACGGCTGCTCGTTTCATAGTTTCTCCAGGGCGAGCAAGGGCCCGCCGGCATTTGTGGCTTTGCCAAAATCGGTTGGGTTATGGGTTTATTGGTGCGTCAGGGGCATGCCGAACTTGCACCCCCTTCGGTGATCCGGTGTTGGTGATAACCGAACAGTCCGTCCAGGTCGATGTCGTACACCTCCTTCCAGGCATCCGCAGGCCACGCCCGGACACGGCCATAGAGAGGGTCTTCGACATAGTTGGGCTGGACTCCGTGGGAATCGCACCATGCACGCAATTTGCGCCAGGCCTGCGGGTCGAATTGAGTCTTGGTGAGGTTCTCTACTGCCTTGACCGTCGCCTGCCGGGTACCACGCCCGAGTTCATCTGCAAGACGACGTGCCTCGCGGACGGCGGCTGAAGCCGATGCCATTGCAGTGGCCTCTCGCCGGGAACCGATCTCTGCCTTGGTGGCGATGGCGTGGTCGCGCTCTTCGATGGCCTTCTGCTCAGAGCGCTTGGATTCCAGTAGGTGCTCCAGTGCCTGGATGTAGTCACCGGGGAGGGCCGGGAGCGTTTGCTTGGCCCGTGCCTCCAACTCGTGCAGTCGATCCAGGCATTTCGCGCGGAGCGGAATGCTGTAGCCCGTCAGGAGGATTTCGACCTCGCGGCGGGGCAGATTGAAGCAATGCTGGAGCCGCCCATAAGCGTCCGGGACATCTCCTGAAAAGTCAGGAGATCTTCCGTCGGCGTCGATCTGATATCCGAGCTCAAGGAGCATCTTGCGAATATCGGCAATGACGTTGTCATGGCGCTTTCCAGTCAATTCGGCAATCTCGCGGCTCGACATGGTGACGGCGTTGGTTGTGGTGATCAGGCTCATGCTGCAGCCCTCCTTTCGCGAGTGGCTTCGAGCATTGCTTTCAACTCGCCTACCTGGCCATCGAGCAGACTTCCCCAGTCGTCGGCCAAATACTGGCCAACACCGGCCAGGCGCTTGTTGTGGGACGGGAACTGTTCGGCCTGGTAGATCGCCCGGAAGATGGCGGACAGGTCGTAGAGGGTGCTGACGGCGAGCTCGATGGAATCGTAGGCCTTGGCGGCCAGGTCGAATGCTTCGGGCGCAACTTGGGTAGGGCTTGCCATTGTGGGGGAACTCCATAGCTGATTAGGGAGCTGCCACCGACCGTCGCCAAACGGAATAGGGTGGCAGACCGCGCGGGGTTGGCGAACCGGGGCTATGGAACCCGGCAGACCCGAAGGTCTCCCCACGCGATCTGCCATAGAGAGACACCGGGTAGCCGGTGCACGCCCAAACGGCAGGCACAAAAAAAGCGCCTGATGTTGGGTTGGCGCTGTCGCGCCATAGCCTGTCGGGTCGCCAAACCCGGCCACTGAATTTGCAGTGACGGGCCGAGCATAGTCCCGACTGTGAACAAGGGTCAAGTTCATCTCGTTCTCCGCGATTCAAACCGGCGATTTGCCGGTTTTACCCATCTGCAGGTATCCACCGCACAACCGCCTCAGTCGAAGCGGCTGTACGCTGGGTTTCCAGCCCCTGCCACGCCAAGCCAAGCCGTTCTCTGCCACGCCAGGCCAAACCCGGCCAAGCCACGTGATGCCTTCGCACCGGACAGCACTCCACCTGAAGCGCTCGCCGCTGCGTCAGATCAGCCCTCTCTGTTGCAGGTCGTTCAGTTCTGCGTCCGCAAATGCGGCCGCCGCCTTCAGGTCTGCCACGGTAAGCTCGTCGAGCGTCTTGCCCAGGCCCTGGATGTGCCGGGCGAAAGCGCGCTGTGCCGGCCCGTTGTAGCCATGGCAAAAGTCGGCCGCTGCGCGCAGTTCACCGTCGAGCTGCAGCGCCAGGATGTTGAGAGGATCGTTTCTGTCCCAGGCCATGATCACGCCACCCAGGCCACGCCATCGCGGCGAGCAGTCAGACGAGTTTCGATCTTCCTTTCGCCGCCACGGCGGCTGCGCAACATGTGGTCATCGTTGAGCAGTGGCTGACCGGCGACGAGGAAGGCGAGGGCGATCACGGCGGGTGAGATAAGCCCGCGGCGCATAGCCTCGGCCACCAGGGCGGCACGGCGGGTGACTCCGAGTTTGGTGGTCGCTGCCAGAACGCGCTTACCCACCGTGCCCGGCTGCATGCCCAGGTCGCGGGCCAGCTCCTTCGAGGTACGACCAGCCGCGATGCCCAGGACGCACTGAAGCTCACGCAGGGACAGGCCTTTGCCGAGGAAGCCGGTGAAGCCGTGTGCGGTGATGGTGGTGTCCATGTTCATTGCAATGCTCCCGGCGGAAACGATCAATGAACGAACATTACGATATGTAATCGATGAGCGCAATACTTTTCGTAATCTAAGATATTACAGATGTGAAAAAGCCCGCTAGGTTGCGGGCTTGTGATGCGATGAGGGTATGCGGATCGGTCTATAGGCCAATCAGTTTTGCGTCAACGACTCGGCCAATTATGGCCCAGTCATCGTCCATCTCGATGAGCTTGTAAGCAGGATTTAGAGGGGACAGGTACCTAGTGCCTGCATCATAGATGTATTGCTTGAATGTCGTTTCGCCATCCCTATGCTTGGCTACGTAAAACTTACCGCTTACCAACTCGAAACCTTCAGGTCTGATGAGGATGGCCATGCCCGGAGGAAAGCTTGGGTACCCATCCGAAACCATTGACTTTCCTTTCACGGTCAACCAGTAACCATTTTCACCTGCGTTTTCCGTGGACTCGATCATTTCTTCGCCCTGTCCAGGGGCAAAAATATCAGGCGACTCCGCCCTCTCTCCAGCCGCTACCCAACTAATTAAGGGGTAGCTCCTGGGTTTGCGACTTGGCTGCAGCATGGGGGCTACATTGCTTTGGCCGTCGAAGGCATCGTCTACTGCAACCAGCCTTATCCCAAGCGGAGCAAGGTCCAGAGCCTTTAGGATGCGCTCGAGCGTTGGGATATCAGGTGAACGCCTTCCACTGAGCCAGTGCGCTACCGCCCCTTGGGTAACGCCAAGGCGCTCAGCCAAGACCGACTGGGTGATACCCATGTCCCGCATTCGTTTTTTTGCCGCTTCAATCCATGTGTTCATGAGGCAAAAGTACGCTCTGTAATCGATAGTTCAACTCACGTTTCGTAATAATCTCTTGCTGCTGACGATTACTTATCGTAATGTTCCCGCAGTGTGCAGGAGACCGCCAATGAACAACCTCAAGTCGCTCAGGCTTTCAGCAAAAATCACCCAGCGTGCGCTGGCGAAAGAGATGCGCGTGACGCAGGGAGCCATTGCGCACTACGAGTCTGGTCGAAGGGTTCCCAGCTTGAGTGGATGCAGGCGAATCGTCCACGCCCTGGAGCGTCTCGGTGTGCGCTGCTCGCTCAGCACTGTCTTCCCGGATCAGGTAGAGCGCTCCGCCGACCTTGAGCCCATTCTGCCGTCCGATTCCCACATCCGGCAGTGCGCTGATACCGCTGTTCAGGCATCCAGTGTGGGAGGGGAGCAATGAGCAAGCCACGACCGCGACTGACCCTGGATAGAGTCCAAGAGCTGTTCGAGTATCGCGATGGGAGCCTGATCAACAGGGTAAGGCGGGGGCCGTTTTCCTTTGCTGGCCGCCCCGCCGGCTCAATCAACGGCAATGGATACCTGCAGACCTGGGTTGATGGTCACTCCTTCCGAATCCACACGCTTGTTTGGTTTCTTCACCGGCAGGAGTGGCCTGTCGAAGTTGATCATATCAATGGCATTCGCACTGACAATCGAATCGAGAACCTTCGCGAGGTAACTCGGCGCGAGAACATGCGGAACAAGCGTGTTTCGGTAGCAAACTCCAGCGGCATCACTGGCGTGGGCTGGTCCAGCGCAAAGCAGAAGTGGCGCGCGTGCATCAAGGTGGACGGCAAGTTCATCCATCTCGGCTACTTCGAGGAGAAGCGTGCCGCAATCGCGGCTCGCGAGGAAGCGAATCGCAAGTATGGCTTTCACGAAAACCATGGAAAGGCTTTCGCCTGAAAGCAAAAGCCCCGCTTTCGCGAGGCCCTTAGTCGGTAGTCGTTGGCGCGACTGCCTAGGTACTTCTTTGTCTCGAGGGAGACATCAACATGCAACTCAAAAATATCAAAACGTCAAGCCAGGCGCAACAGCTAGCGACCACTGAGGAGGTTGGATTTCTCCTGACCCCCAGCGGGCTCTGTGCGCTCCAGGTCTGCGAGGGGGTTCCCATCGTAGAGGTAATGCAACGTTACGAGGAGTCGCTCAACGCTCTCTGCGTTTTGCTCAGGCGCATGGCCAGGGACGTCGTTCACCCTATGAACGACTCCGAGGCGGAAGCTATCGCGCTGCTCACCGAGGTGGTGGCGGCTATGCACAGTAGCTGCGTGCGCGGCCTTGATGCTACGGGAGGTGCTGCATGAACGCGCTTCTGAGAGCTCGCCCTATTGACCCGGAGAACAGCTTCTTCAAGGTCAACCCTGGACTTTCCAAGCGGGAAGCCTTGGACGAGGCCAGTGTCATTCTGGCCGGGCTCAGCGACATCCTCATCTCCCTCGTCGAGGGTAGCCCCATGGATGGCAATGGCTACCACGCGCTGGCGTACCTGAGTGATGCGGCAAAGGCGCTGGTGGATGCCGCCATCCCTCTGCCCGCGGAGGAGGCGGAAATCGCCGCTGCGCTCAATGCAAAGGAGCGCCGCCAATGAACCTCGCGACACTGCTCAGCAATCAGTGCTCCCCGGTCCCCGATGAAGTTCTGACCGATAAGCAGATCCGCTCCATCAAGTTGGATCGTGGTACGGCTCGCCATGCGGCTCAGAACATGGCGCTTGGTGTCGCCGCAGTCGGGAAACTGCTGGCGCTTACCAGTGCAGAAGGCGAGCTAGATCAGGAGACCGCCGAGCGTCTCGGATGGTTCTTGGAGGAGGTTGGCGGTGCCATCTTCCAGTTGGCGGAGTTCGAACAGGTCTGTTCTGCTCGAATCGATCGGCAGAAGGAGGCTCAGCAATGAGGGCCACGATGGGTATCAGCTTCCGGGCGACTGCGCCGGTTGATCTTTCGAAGGGAGATCAGAAAGCGAATGTCCTGTGCGTGATGGATGACATTGATGCCGACCTCGCGCTGGACAGCGCCACCGATCTTCTGGACGCGGTGATTGGTGGGCTTCAGGAAATCGTTAGCGAGCCGAGCGTTTCTTCCCAGGTTTCGCTGATGCTTCACGCGGTCGAGACCGCGCAGGCCTTGGTCCGTGCCGCCTTGGAGGGTGGGGAGGTGGCCAATGACTAGCCGCATCGGAGCGAAAGCGCTCGGTGACCAGCTCTACAGCTATATCGGCGCCATCCAGGACTTGGCTACCGCAGTTCGCGAAGACTTGGCTTTCGAGGGTTTCGAGCTGGGCCCGCGCCTGACCGCCGAGCAGGTGGATGCGATCCATCTGTCGATTATCACCATCGCCAGGTTGGCTGGCGAAGACTTGATCCAACTGCTGACCGAGATGGAGGTGCCGGCATGAGCTCTGTGTCTGATGCAAAACGCCCTCGTCGAGGCAAGAAGCCACAGGGGATATCTCTCCACCCGCGCGCCAAGGAAACTTGGCAGCGCTTGCCCTTCGTAGGCAAGGACCATGGTCGCTACTCAATGTGGGATGTTCCTTTGACTGGTAGCTACCTCACCGGTCTCGAGGCCGGCAAGAGTATCGCGCACATCTATCTGAAGTATGTCCGGGATGTGGACGACTGGATGGCTTGCGAGGTGCTCAGGAGCATGGTGCGCGATTTGATCACCAAAGCCCCTTCGGACGAGCAAGAGGAAACTGTCAAACGCGGCCAGTTCGCGGGGTTCATGGGCGAGATATTCAACTGGCTCAAGGTGTCCGCCCAGTTTGCCGGAAGCAGTCTAGACCGAGTGGAAGACCAGGGCCTGGTAGATCGGGTGAACCACTACCTGGATGCAGGCGTAGCCGATGCAATAGATGCGGCTATTACGAGGGCTTCGACATGACTGGCCTGACCTCAATTGGCGGCCAGTCCGCCACCATGACCAGCCGCGAGATCGCGGATCTTGTCGAGGCTCGCCACAACGACGTTGTCACGACCATCGAACGTCTCTTCGACAAGGGGCTTTTACGATCAAGTCGTAAAACTCGCCGGGAGTCCACCGGTGGCCGACCGATCGCTGTGTATGACCTGATCGAGAGGGATACTCACCTGGTCGTTGCTGGTTACAGCGATGAGCATCGTGCCCGAGTGATCGACCGCTGGCAGCAGCTTGAGGCTGAGCGTACCGGTCGTGATTACCAGATCCCGCGTACCCGAGCCGAGGCCCTGCGGCTGGCTGCTGACCTGGAGGAACAGAACGCCGTCCTGCAACTGGAGAATCAGCACCAGGCCGAGACCATCTCCAGCCTTGAATCGCTGTTCATGGTAGGCGAGACGCCTACTCAGTTCTGCAAGCGCCTGAACGGGGTGAACTGCGCCAAGGTAAACAGCACCCTGTGCCAACTCGGCTGGCTCTTCAATGAGCAGCGCGAAGAGGAGGGCGCACCGCGGTATCGCGTCGCCAGCCGTGTCCGCGACAAGTACCTCACCGAGCGCCCGCGCAAGATCGCCCCCGAGGGCGGTGACTCCTTCATCAAGTACGACCTGCAGTTGCTGCTGGCCGGCGCCCAGCGCCTGCACCAACTCTACATGCAGCAAAAGCTGGTCATGAAAGCCACCTGGGACGGCCGGTTCACGCAGGCCAAGTACACCGGGGAGACCATCCAATGACCACACAACCGAAACCGGGCCGGATCACCACCAGCCCCAGCGGCCGCCCGGTGATCGCCGGGCCCTGGCCGTCCTACCGTCAATTCCGCGACCTGCCCGAGCGTGAGCGTTGGGTGCTCTACGGCCACGCCAAGGCATGCCGCGGTGCGCTTGAAGATCAAGGGTTCCTCATGGCCGAGGGATACCACGACTTCGTGAAGCGCGTCACCGAGGAACTGGACATATGAAGCTCAGAGCAACGCTGAAAACTGAAGTGGGCCTCGAGGGAGATGGGGTCTTCATTGTTCAAGAGGACAGTCATGGCGAGCAGCAATACGTCGAATTGTCCGCCGGCCAGGCAATGCTCGTAGGAGCGGAGCTCCTGCGCCTTGCTCGTGAGCTTGAAGGGAGCAGCGATGTCGTTTCCTGATCCGATGACTCCGGCCGACTGTGACCTGCGGGATTTCCAGTTCATGCCGCTCGACATTGCCCGCCTCTTCGGTTCGGAGTTTCACGCGCGGGCCTCGGATGGAGAGTGGAGGGCAGGGCTTACCTTGTGGCTCAAGTCTTACCACCAGGTGCCGGCGGGCAGTTTGCCTGATGATGATGTTGCCCTGGCCCGCCTGGCTGAATACGGGCGCGACCTGAAGTCCTGGCGAGCGGTGAAGGATGGTGCGCTACATGGATGGGTCAAGTGCTCTGATGGCCGGCTCTACCATCCCGTGGTCGCGGAGAAGGCGCTGGAGGGCTGGCTGCAGAAGTTGCATGCCAGGCTGCGCGGCGGCAAGGGGAATGCCAAGCGGTGGAAACTGCCGTTCGACGCCAAGGTGCTGGAGGACAAGATAAGCGAGGCGGCCCGTCTGCTGCGCGAGCTTAACCCGTCTTCCACCATCGATCATTCTCCGATCCCTGATGCACAGAAAGAGGAATGCACGGCGAGTCCTTCAAGCATCCCCGAAGTATCGAGCGAGCAATCCACTGAGGATCGCAAGGGACAGGGACAGGGACAGGGACAGAGAAAAGATCAAGAGCTGGCGCCGCAGGAGCAGCGCCCAACACCAGAGTCCGAGCAGCCCCCTCCAGCCGTCAGGCCTAAGCGAGGCTCCCGCTTGCCGGAGGACTGGACCCTGCCGGATGACTGGTTGGCTTGGGCGTTGGCCGAGCGTCCTGAGTTCGGTGAGGCCGGTCTGCGCAAGGTCGGTGAGAGCTTCGGTGATCACTGGCGATCCGCAACCGGGAAGAACGCGACGAAGCTCGACTGGTTCGCGGCCTGGCGCAACTGGGTGCGAAACCAGCGGCCTCCGTTCGGCGCGCAGCGCGCTGGACCTCCTCCTGCTTCGCCTCATCTGGGCCTCGACCAGACCAACCACGAAGAGGGCCTGGAGCGCCAGGCCGACGGCACCTACCGAATTGCGAGACCATGACCATGACCAAAAACCAAGTGAAAACCAGGGACGAGACCTGCCCCGTTCACGGCGGCTTCGAGAGCAAGCAGCAGGAGCAGTTCGACGGCGGGTTCGTCTGGACTGGATGCGGGCGCTGCGAGTTCGAAGCTCGCCAATCATCCGACCCGGAGGTTCGCTCCAAGGCTCAGGCTGCGCGTGATGCCCGGATGGTCAACGCCGCGTTGCTGGAGAGCCAGATACCGCCGCGCTTCCGACTGGCGACCCTGGATAACTACCGCACCGACTTCGCACCGGACCAGCAGTCGCCAGTCCTGGCTCGCTGCAAGGCTTACGCAGATGACTTCGCCTCGAACTGGAAGGTTGGTCGCTCGCTGATGCTGCTGGGCACCATGGGAACCGGGAAGACACACCTTGCCTGCGCGATCATCCAGCAGGTGCTCCGCACCGAAGGTCTGGCTGGCGCGACGGCGCGCTACATCACCGCACCCGACCTGATCCTGGGCGTGAAGGACACGTTTGGGCGGAAGGGTAAGAGCGAGTCCGAGGTCTACGAGAGTCTGCACGCTCCGGACCTGTTAGTGATCGACGAGGTAGGTGCCCAGCACGGCACCGACTTCGAGCGCCAGGTACTGTTCCAGGTCGTCAATGGCCGCTACGAGCGCCTGCTTCCGACCATCCTGATCAGCAACCTGAGCCTGGTCGATATCCGGCGATTCATCGGGGATCGCGTGATTGATCGCCTCTGCGACGCTAACGGCGAAGTGGTGCTGTTGCGCTGGAAATCCGTGCGAGGTTCGGTATGACCGGATACCTCGAGATGCAGGATGTCCCGGTGATGGGCTACGAGGTGCCAGAGTCGAAGCTCTACAGCCACGAAGCCGAGTATGCGGTGATCGGCGCCATGATCCAGAGGGGCGACCTGATCGAGGACATGGGCGCCAAGCTGGAGGTTTCGGACTTCCACCACCCCGCTTGCGCGGAACTGTTCGAGCTGCTGCTGGCCTGCCAGGCGAAAGGCATCGCGGTCGACATCGTGACCCTCTACGAGGCGCGGGCTCAACTGGCGGACGGGCAGAGCACCCTGCAGGTCGCCGCCCACCTGGTGAAGAACACCCCAAGCGCCGCGAACGCCGATGAGTACGCCCGGATCATCAAGCAGCGGTCGGTGGCGCGCCGGGTGATCGCCGCGGCCGAGGTCATGAGCCAACGCTTGCAGGACGGCGAACCGCTGGACGAGGTGCTGAGTCAGGGCCAGCAGGCGTGGGTTGCCCTCGAGGCCGAGGGGCTTGATTCCCGGCGCCGGTACCGCTTCATCGGAGAGGTGCTGCCCGAGGCCATCGACGGCATCGACAGACGCTTCAACCGTGAGGTGAAGCTGGGGTACGACACCGGCCTGCCCTCGTTGGACGCCTTCATTCCGGGCATCTGTCCCGGCCACATGGTGGTTGTGGCCGGCGAGCCGGGCAGCGGCAAGACCACGCTTGGCCTTGGGTTCGCCGAGCGGGTGGCGTTGGCGTGTAACGAGCCGGCGCTGGTGTTCAGCCTGGAGATGACCGATGTCGAGTTGGCCAACCGCGTGCTGTCATCGGTGGGCAGCGTTCCGCTCAAGCACATCGCCGAAGGCCACTCGATGGCCGACTCAGACTGGCCGGGCCTGACTGGCGCGGTGAACAAGCTCAACCATGCCCCGCTGATCCTCTGCGACGACGCCTCGCTGACGCTCAGGGACATCCGCCAGATCTGCCGGACGGTGAAGCGCGAGCATGGCCTGGGGATGGTTGCCGTCGACTACATCGGCCTGATCAAGGGCGAGCAGCGGAACGCGAGCCGCTACGACGTGGTGACCGAGATCAGCAAGGGGCTGAAACGACTGGCCAAGGAACTCGGCGTACCTGTGGTGGTGCTGGCGCAGCTCAACCGTGGGCCGAAGGCGCGGGGCAACAAGCGTCCGACCAAGAGCGACCTGCGTGACTCCGGGCAGATCGAGGCCGATGCGGACGTGGTGGTGCTGGTCCACAGGGACCAGGAAAGCGACGCCGGCAAGGCTGGCATTACCGAACTGATCGTCGACAAGAACCGGCACGGGCAGGTGGGTGTGGCGCACGTTCAGCACCAGGGCCAGTACCACCGCTTCGTGGAGATCATCGGCGGCTATCAGCCCAGCGAGGAAGAAGTCGAAATGGCCAGACCCTACAAGGGCCGTCAGTACGGCAAGGGGAAAACAGCGTGAATACCGAACACAAATTCCCGATCACCCTCCCGAACACACTGGAGGAGTGCGAAGAGTTGATGGAGCGCTTGAGCGCGTCCTGCATCAGTTGTCGCAGCCAGATTGAGGCGGCCAAGGCTGAGCAGAAGGCGACGGGGCGCAGCGTTGACGAGATCTGGTACAGCCGGGCAAGCACCGCGCTCCGCTGGATGAACCGAGACAAGGTCCGTCTCCAGAACCATATCGCGAAGCTGCGCAAGGACAGTCGCCGGGCCCACAACGACTTGGCCAACCGGTTGCTGATCGAGGCCTTGCGTGAGCATGTGGGGATAGAGGTGTTTCAAGCCTGTGCGGAGAAAGCCAGGCAGCGGATGGAGGGTATACAGTGACACTGGTTCAGCGCTTTGAGCGCAACACCGCTGGGCGTGACTTCTGCGTTGGCGACGTGCATGGCTGCTTCGATCTGCTGGAGGCGTTGCTGGCGCAGGCCGGCTTCGACAAGGCGGTTGATCGACTGTTCAGCGTTGGTGACCTGGTGGACCGCGGGCCGGGGTCGGACCTGGTCCAAGAATGGCTAAGCCAGCCCTGGTTCCACGCGGTCAGAGGGAATCATGAGCAGATGGTCGTCGACACCTACAAGCATGGCGGCGACGACTGGCTCCATGTCGCCAATGGGGGCGCGTGGCTGCTTGGCTTGCCGGAGACAGAGCAGCGGGGCTACGCCGAGTTGTTCGACGACTTGCCGCTGGCCATCGAGGTGGAGACCGCCGCTGGCGCCGTCGGGATCGTTCATGCTGAGTGCCAGGCGAAGAGTTGGCAGGCGTTTTGCGCCGGCGTGGGGGCCGGAGAGAAAGCGCACGTCACCGCCGCTCTGTGGGCAAGGTCCAGGGCAGCGAACGAGGACTCCACTCCTGTCGAGGGCGTTGCCGCAGTACTGGTTGGGCACACACCGCACAACAGGCTTACCAGGCTGGGGAACGTGTTCTATCTGGACACAGGCGCATGTTTCGGCGGTTCGCTGACCATGTTTTGCCTGAACGACTGGAGCGTCAGCTCTGCGCGAGGTACCCGATGAGTAACGTACAACCGATGGCACCCCGCAAGGTCATGACCAGGCTGGAGCGGGAGTTTCTCAAGGTGGCCGGCCAGGAGCTGGCGCAGGTCAAGGTGGGCGGTGCTGCTGCCTTGGCTGCGCTGCTGGTCATGATCGCCAACTGGCACGGTGACCGCGGCACTCTGGGTTTTCACGACTACGGCCGGCTGTGGCTGCAGGACGGCAATGCGAAGGGCGCCGCTGCGGAAACGCTGCTGCGCGATCTGTTTGGCCTGAAAGGCACGCCGAAGGGGGCCGCATGACTGGGGTCTACCGCGATGTGATGCCTGCGATCGTTCGCGTCCTGGCGGCCGATGCCATCGACAACACGGCGAAGCAGAGCTGGCAGAGGCTTATTGACCGAAAGGTCGACGGCGGCTTTCGGGCTCTGCTTTCTGCCCAGGACCAGTTCGAGTTCGATTGCATCCTGCACGCCCTACTGCACCGGGAGCTTTCGCCGGCCGAGTGGGACGTGCTGCACGCTCGCTACTCGACGCACTTTGATCGGCGTGGGCAGGCCATCGAGCGACTGGCGAGCAGGGTGCATTCGCCTGCGCCTTCTCGGTTTCTGGAGCGTGCTGTAGCGACCTGGGCTATCCCGATGATGAAGGGCAAGGACGGAAAGCGATCAACCGCTATCCCGATGCTCCCCAAGAAGTGGTACGACATGAACAACTGGGATGAGGACGCGCGACCGGACTCAACTCGAAACCGCTGGCGCAGGGATATTCGGAAACAGCTTGATCGTTTCGAGGAAGAGGCGTTGGTGCATGTAACCGAGATCCTTGACCGCGAGAAGTTGCTCGATGCGGCTTGACGAATGTGATCGACTGAGCGTAACGTAACCACATCTGTTGATACGTGCGCGCTAAGCTAGATCGACTCCGAAACCCGGCCCTGGTGCCGGGTTTTTTATTGCGCCGCCGGGTTTTGCGCGGCATCATCAGTCCCCCGTCTAACTCGATGCTTTCCTTCCTTGGCTTTCAGCGAGATGGACGGGAAGCCCGGTTGCCCCCGCTCCGGGCTTTTTCATTTGAAGGTCGAAACTCGGTAGACGGCAGTCTCGCCTGCCACATCGGGCTGTAAGCAAAGTGACGGGTTACCGACCCACAAGGCCTTCACCCTTTGCGATAACCAATCAATGCAGGTGGAGCGCAGGATGCGCACGGGGTAGTGGCCCCTATCCACCCGCACCTATTTCAGAGCCCAGCCATAGCGCTGGGCTCTTTCATTTCCGCCGCAAGGCAAGCCAACACGCAGCTAGGCCCGTACAGCCGAAAGGCGGATGTCCGCTCATCCGTCCGCCCCGCTGCGCTCCTTTTCCAGGTGAGCGGAGTGGATCAGATGAGTGAGATTGATCTTGATGAGGCCGGCCTGCGTGATCTGGTGATGGTCAATGACGGCCAGGTTGTAACGACCTCGCTGAAGGTGGCTGAGCGTTTCGGAAAGCGGCACGACAACGTGATCAAGGCGATCCGCGGCCTCGATTGCTCGCCAGAATTTCATGCCCTCAATTTTGAGGAGATGATCGTGGATGTCGATATCGGCAAAGGTGCCAGGCGGAAATCTCCAGCGTTCCGCATAACCAGAGATGGCTTTGCGTTCTTGTGCATGGGCTTCACCGGCAAGGAGGCGGCCAAATGGAAAGAGGCTTACATCCGTGCCTTCAACTGGATGGCAGAGCAACTGTTCAAGCGCTCGATGGACTTCGCCACCCTGCGTAACGAGCTGATGGCGGAGTACCGACAAGAGAAAGGAATTGCCAGCCTGGCCGGCAAGACCCTGCGTCGATGGCAGATCAAGGCACCCGTCATCGAACAGAAGATCATCGAGGTCGAGCGCGAAGGGCAGTTGCAGCTGTTTCACGCCTGATCCGCCCCGGAACCCACCCGACGAACGAAAGCCCGCCATTGAGCGGGCTTCGTCGTTTTAGAACCCCTGCGAGGGGCAGAGACTATGAAAATGCCAGAACGCCCTGAAACTTGGGCTGCGCTGCTTGCGTGGCTGTCTGCGCACTATCCGCAGCTGTACGCCGCCGGCCTGTCCTTTGTGGTCGCGCTGACCCGGGTGATCTACGGCGGTGGAACGCGGCGCCAGGCGCTGCTCGAGGCAACGCTCTGCACCCTGATCACCTTGGGCCTGATTCCGGTCCTTGAGTGGTTCGGCCTGCCACAGAACATGGCTACCGCTGCTGGGGTGTTCACCGGCTTCCTAGGAGTGAAGAAGATCGCCGAGTTCGCTGATCGGATCGCCGACTGGAAGTTTCCGCGTCGGGGGGCTGGCGAATGAAGATCACCGCAGATCAACTCGACCGCGCTACCGGCTGCGGTGCTTCTACTGCCGGCCTCTGGGTCGAGCACATCAACGGCTCCATGGCCCGCTTCGAGATCAACACGCCCGAGCGTGTGGCGATGTTCCTTGCTCAGGTCGGACACGAAAGCCAGAGCCTCAAGCGCCTGGTGGAGAATCTGAACTACTCCGCCGAAGGCCTGCTCAAGACCTGGCCGACGCGTTTTACGGCGGTTGAGGCGAAGCAGTACGCCCGACAGCCTGAGCGCATTGCCAACCGCGTCTACGCAAACCGGATGGGCAACGGGTCGCCAGACTCGGGCGATGGGTATCGATACCGTGGCCGCGGCCTGATCATGATTACGGGCCACGACAACTACGCCGAAGCCGCCCGCGCCCTGGCGCTGCCGCTGGTGGCGCAGCCTGAACTGCTGGAGCAACGGACCTGGGCAGCAATTGCCGCGGGTTGGTTCTGGCAGTCGCGGGGTTTAAACGACCTGGCTGACCAAGGCCGATTCGAGCGGATCACTCTGAAGATCAACGGCGGCTACAACGGTGCTGAGGATCGAGTGGCGCGTCTCGAATGGGCGCGCGCAGCGCTGGCGGGTTCGTTATGAGGTGGTCCCCGTGGTTGGTCGTCGCCCTGGTAGCTGCGCTGGTGTTCTGGCGCCTCGATCATGTGACCGCTCAGCGTGATGACCTGCAGGCCGCCGTCGAGCAATCCGCCGAGACGATCACCGCCATGGCCCAGCAGGCCAAGCGCGATAGCCAGGCCCAGGCTCAGGCCGACGCCCTGGCCCGAACATACCAAGCAGCACTACAGGCTTCCCATGAAGAAAACCAATTGCGCCGCGATGCTATCGGCACTGGTGCTCGCGTCGTGTACGTCAAAGCCCGCTGCCCCGCAGGCGGAGTGCACCAGGCTCCCGGAGCCACCGGCAGCGCTGATGCAGGAAGAGCCGTCCTTGCTGCCGCTGATGGACAGGTTGTTTCTGATCTCCGAGCCGGAGTCGAGCGGCGCGAACTGATGATCGCGGCGTTGCGTAAGCATATCGCCGGCCTGCCCAGGTATTGCCGAAGATGATCAGCATCAAGCCAGAAGGGTTCCAGCAGCAGCTCGCCGCCCTGACTGAGCTTGAGCAGCGGCAGATTCCTTACGCGACAGCCACTGCGCTTACGCGGACAGCGCAAGGCCTGATGGATCGATTGCGCGATGAGATGCGTGTCGTGTTCGACCGCCCGACCCCGTACACCATGAACAGCCTGCGCATGGTGCCAGCCAGGAAAGACCGGCTCGAAGCGCGGGTTTGGTTCAAGGACGAGGCGGACGGTGCGCAGGCTGCATCGGTGTGGATTGCCCCCGAGGTCTACGGTGGGCCGCGTCGAAACAAGCCGGCCGAGCTTCAGCTCAGGGCCAAGGGGATCCTGCCCGAAGGTAAGTACGTGTTACCCGGCGCCGGTGCTGATCTTGATCGCTACGGGAATATCAAGCGGGGTCAAGTGACCAGAGCGCTGAGCGGTATTCGGGGCTTCACTCAGGCCGGGTACAACGCGAACGCGACCGATAGCAGACGGAGCAGGGCGAAGGGTAATGCTCGCCGCTACTTCGTGATGACCCGCAAGGGCCAGCCCATTGGCATTGCTGAGCGCACAGGCCGAGGCCGGGATGCCGTCTCGATCATCATGGCCTTCGTGTCTCGTCCTTCGTATCGCCGCCGGCTGAGCTTCTTCGAGATCGCGCAGCAGTACGCCGACGAGAACCTGTCGCGTGAGTTCGAGGCGGCGATGCGCGGCGTTGCTGCTCGGTTCGCCGCGAGGCGCTGAAGAGCGCACCAAAATGGTGCGAATTCTTGTTGTCCAGCACAAGTTTGAAAATTTGGCGGGTCCTCCCGGAGGTGCCCCCGTCAGAGGGTAATTCGAGCCCCGCGCGCCAAATATGTATGACCATTTTTCGGAGGTTGGTTGTTGTTTAGTCATGAGCAAAAACGAAACAACCAAACAGCGCGGATGGTTGAACAAGTCCGAGATGGCCGCGAGCCTCGGGATTTCTCCGCAAGCCTTTGATAAATGGGGCGTTCAACCAATCGAGCGAATAGGTCGAGAGGCCTTCTACACGGTGGCGGATGTGGTCGAAAACCGCATCCAGCACGCCGCTCGGAAACAACAACCTGAGGGGGAGCTACCGGAAGGTCTCGATCCCTACGCTGAAGCCAAGCTGACACAGGAGCGACTCCGGCTCACCAAGGCCCAGGCCTACGCCCAAGAGCAGAAGAACCAGATCCAGGACAAGCTCCTGGTCCCGGTCCCGTTCGCCACTTTCGCCTTGGCGAAGATCGCCGCCAAGATTGGCTCGGCGCTGGAGACCGTCTGCAAAACGGTCAGTCGCCGCCACCCGGATGCTGATCCCTTGGTGATGGAGTCCTTCGAGCGGGAGATCGCCTTGGCGCGAAACCTTTCCGCTGAGTTCAGCGACGACATCCCGGGAATCCTTGATGAGTACCTTGCAACCCTGGATCAGTGATCTGCGCACTGCGGTCAAGCTGGGTTTGCAGGGAATGTTCAAAGAGCCGCCGATGACGGCGGTGGAGTGGGCCGACAAGCATTTCTACATGTCGGCCGAGTCCTCTTACAACGAGGGCCGCTGGAAGACCGCACCCTTCCAGATCGCGATCCTGAACGCGATGGGCAACGACCTGATTCGAGTGGTCAACTTCGTGAAGTCGGCTCGGATCGGTTACACGAAGCTGTTGCTGGCCAACATCGGCTACAAGATCCAGCACAAGCGCCGCAACGTGATGATGTGGAGTCCGACCGACCCGGACGCCGAGGACATCAGCAAGAGCCACGTCAATGGCCTGATCCGCGACGTGCCGGTCATGCTGGAACTGGCGCCCTGGTTCGGTCGGAAGCACAGCGACAACACCTTGGACAACAAGGTGTTCGCGAACCGCCGCAACCTCTGGATCCGCGGTGGCAAGGCCTCCCGGAACTACCGGGAGAAGTCGCCCGACGAGGTGATCTACGACGAACTGTCGAAGTTCGACGCCGACGTCGAGGGCGAAGGCTCGCCGACATTCCTAGGTGACAAGCGCCTGGACGGTGCGGTCTACCCGAAGTCTATCCGGGGGTCTACGCCTGGGGTCGCTGGCAGTTGCCAGATTACTAAGGCGGCGGAAGAGTCTCCGCACCGGCTGCGCCTGCATATTGCTTGCCCTCACTGTCAGCGGGAACAGCACCTGAAGTTTGGCGGAAAGGATTGTGAGTTCGGCCTGAAGTGGGAAAAGAACGAGCTGGGTGAGGCCGAGCGCGCCTGGTACGTCTGCGAGCACTGTGCAGCCTGTTTTGAACACCGCGACATGGTGGTGGCCCAGGCTAAAGGCCGCTGGATCTGCGACGAGACCGGCATCTGGACGCGCGACAGCATCGACTGGTTCGGCCCAGACAACGAGCCGATCCGCACGCCGCGCTCGGTCAGCTTCTACTGCTGGGCGATCTACAGCACCTGGACGACCTGGGTGTCGTTGGTTGACGAGTGGCTCAAGGTCAAGGGCGACCGCGAGAAGCTGATTACCTTCATCAACACCACGCGCGGCGAGGTGTGGGAAGAGGAGCAGGGCGACCGCGTGGAGTGGCAGACGCTCTATGCCCGCCGCGAGAACTACCCGAAGGTGCCGCCGCAAGCGCTTGTCCTGATGGGTGGAATCGACACCCAGGACGACCGCTACGAGGGCCGCGTTTGGGCTTTCGGTCTTGGCGAGGAGGCATGGCTTGTTCACCGTTTCATTCTGACCGGCGATCCGGCCAGTGAGGAGTTGCGGCGTAAGGTCGGCTTGGAAATTCACCGGCAGTTCACTCGGGCTGACGGCGTTCCAATGCGTGTCGAGCGTTGGTGCTGGGATGCCGGCGGCCACTATGCCGATGAGGTAGAGGCCGAGAGCGTCAAGCATGGCGTGCACTGGGTGGTTCCGACTTTCGGGGCGAGCACATACGGCAAGCCAATCGCCAACTTCCCGAAGCGGCGCAAGCGCAAGGTCTACAAGACCGAACTGGGTACCGACAATGCGAAGGAACTGATCTACAGCCGCCTGCGCATTGATGTTCCCATCCCGTGGCAACCGACGCCCGGCTGTGTGCACTTCCCGATCGACAGCGACATCTGCGACGAGGACGAAGTGAAGCAGATCACCGCCGAGAAGAAGAAGCCGGTGATGGCGAAGGGTGTTCGCGTCCTGCGATGGGACTCCGGCGGGCGCCGCAATGAGGCGCTGGATTGCTTCGTGTACGCCCTTGCCGCGCTGCGCATCAGCCAGCAGCGCTTCGGCCTCGACCTCGACCAACTTGAGCGCGCGCGCGTTGATCCCGTGCCGGAGCAGGTCGCCCAACAGCAACCCTCGAACGAAAACCATGCCAGCACCTCTCGGGGCTGGCTCAACACTGGAAGCGGACCATGGCTCTGACAGCGCAGCAGATGCTCGACAAATACCTGGAGGCCGAGGCCGCCGTGCTCGAAGGGCGGACGGTGATCTTCAACGGACGCACCCACACCATGGAGGATATTGAGAAGATCCGCGCCGGACGCCGGGAGTGGGAGCGCCGCGCGGCGGCAGATCGGGACCGCGCCGCCGGTCGCCGACCAGGCCCGGCGCTGGCGGAGTTCTGCTGATGAACCTGATCGATCGTCTACTGAAACCCTGGGCCCCCGACCTGGTGGCTCGGCGCCTGGCCGCCCGCGAGGCAATCCAGGCGTATGAGGCTGCCAGGCCAGGGCGAACCCACAAGGCCAAGCGTCAACCGCTGGGCGCCGACACCTCGCTACAGAAGTCTGCGGTCTCCATGCGAGAGCAGTGCCGGAAACTGGACGAAGATCACGATCTGGTTACCGGCTTGCTCGATCGCCTCGAGGAGAGGGTAGTGGGCGGTAGTGGCATCGGCGTGGAACCGCTGCCGCTGCGCCTGGATGGCTCGGTGCATGCCGAGTTGGCCATGGAAATCCGCAGTGCGTGGGCCGAGTGGTCACTCTCGCCGGAGACCTCTGGTGAGCTGACGCGGCCCCAGGTAGAGCGGCTGATGTGCCGCACTTGGTTGCGCGATGGCGAGGGCTTGGCGCAGAAGTTGATGGGACGAGTCCCGAACTACACGTTTGCCACGTCGGTGCCTTTTGCCCTGGAGCTGCTGGAGCCCGACTACTTGCCCTTCAGCTACAACAACCTGTCGAAAGGCATTGTCCAGGGTATCGAGCGTGACACCTGGCGCCGGAAAAGGGCCTATCACCTGCTCAAGGATCACCCCGGCAACCTGCAGACGCTGGGCGGCAGCCTGGCGGTGAAGCGCGTCGAAGCGGAACGGATCATCCACATCGCCTACCGCAAGCGGATCGGCCAGAACCGAGGCGTGCCGATGTTGCACGCAGTGCTGATCCGCCTTGCCGACTTGAAGGACTACGAGGAGAGCGAGCGGGTGGCGGCGCGCATCAGTGCTGCCCTGGCGATGTATATCAAGAAGGGCAACCCCGACAGCTACACGGTGGAGCCCGGGAAGGACCGGAAGAACCGAACGATCCCCATCGCCCCCGGCATGGTCTTCGACGACCTCGAGCCAGGTGAAGACGTCGGGATGATCGAGAGCAACCGGCCGAACCCCTTCCTTGAAGGTTTCCGCAACGGCCAACTGCGGATGATCGGCGCTGGCACTCGCAGCACCTACTCCTCGGTGTCCAGGGCCTACGACGGCACCTACTCGGCACAGCGCCAGGAACTGGTCGAGGGCTGGCTGGGCTACGACCTGTTGCAGCACGAGTTCATCGACTACTGGTGCCGGCCTGTCTACCGGTCCTGGCTGCAGATGTACCTGTTGGCTCGGAAGGAGCGCCTGCCCGCCGACGTTGATCACCGCACTCTCTACGCGGCGGTCTACCAGGGGCCGGTCATGCCATGGATTAACCCGATGCATGAGGCCAACGCATGGGAGTTGCTGGTCAAGGCCGGCTTCGCCGATGAGGCGGAAGTTGCCCGCGCTCGTGGTCGAGATCCGCGCGAGCTGAAGAAGTCGCGTGAGACGGAGATCAAGGCGAACCGGGCAGCCGGCCTGGTCTTCAGTTCGGATGCCTACCACCAACTGGTCAAGTCCGGGATGGACCCGGTTGAGGCGGTGCAGAAGGTGTACCTGGGCGTCGGGAAGATGCTTACCGCCGACGAGGCTCGCGAGCTCGTCAACAGATACGGTGCCGGCCTACCCGTGCCTGGGCCGGATTTCCCCAACGAGAGCAACAATGGAGGCGCCGATGGGCAGCCATCAAACCCTGATCCATAAAATCCTGATGCTGCCGATGGCGGCGGCGTTGACTGAGGCCAACGCCCCGCATGAGTCCTGGTACAGCATTAAGGCTGCCGGTCGCGGCGTCGCCGAGGTGCTGTTGTACGACGAGATCGGCGTCTGGGGCATCACCGCGCTGCAGTTCGCTCGAGACCTCAAGGCAATGGGCGACCTGACCAAGATCAACCTGCACATCCACTCCCCGGGCGGCGACGTCTTCGAGGGGACGGCGATCTATAACCTGCTGCGCAACCACCCGGCCAGCGTCGACGTGTACATCGATGGCTTGGCGGCCTCGATGGCCTCGGTCATCGCCATGGCCGGCGACACCATCTACATGCCCGAGAACGCCATGATGATGGTGCATAAGCCCTGGGGCATCCAGGGCGGCGATGCGGACGACATGCGCCGCTATGCCGAACTGCTCGACAAGGTCGAGGACACCCTGGTCATGGCCTACGCCAACAAGACCGGGAAGTCCGCCGACGACATCAAGGCGCTCCTCAAGGAGGAGACCTGGATGAATGGCCGAGAGGCCGTCGCTGCCGGTTTCGCCGACCAGCTCACTGAGCCGCTGCAAGCGGCCGCTCACCTTTCCTCCAAACGCATGCAGGAGTTCGCCCACATGCCCGAAGCTCTGAAAACTCTACTGGCCCCGCGCGCCCAGACCCCCGCCGCGCCGACCAACACTCCCGCGCCGACTCCGGCACCGGCCGCGCCGGCGGCTCCCGTGGCCGCCGCCCCAACCGAGGCCGATATTCGCGCCCGCATCCTCGCCGAGGAATCTGGTCGCCGCAGTGCAATCACTGCTGCCTTCGGCGCGTTTGCCAGCGGCCACGCCGAACTGCTCGCCACCTGCCTGAACGACATGACCATCACCGTCGACCAGGCACGCGAGAAGCTGCTGGCTGCCATTGGCGCCGATACCAAGCCGGCCGCCACCCCTGGCGCTGGCGCCCACATCCATGCCGGCAACGGCAACCTGGTGGGCGACTCGGTGCGCGCGAGCGTGCTGGCCCGCATCGGTCGCGGCGAGCGCCAGGCCGATAACGCCTACAACGGCATGACGCTCCGCGAACTGGCCCGTGCCTCGCTGGTCGATCGCGGGATCGGCGTGGCCTCGCTCAACGCCCCGCAAATGGTCGGCTTGGCCTTCACCCACACTTCCAGCGACTTCGGCCTGATCCTTCTGGACGTCGCCAACAAGTCGGTGCTGGCGGGCTGGGAAGAGGCCGAAGAAACCTTCCCGCTGTGGACCAAGCCCGGCATTCTCACTGACTTCAAGCCGGCGCGCCGCGTCGGGCTGGGCGAGTTTTCCTCGCTGCGTCAGGTGCGTGAGGGCGCCGAGTACAAGTACGTCACCCTTGGCGAGCGAGGCGAGCAGATCATCCTGGCTACCTACGGAGAGCTGTACAGCATCACCCGTCAGGCGATCATCAACGACGACCTGCAGATGCTCTCGGATATCCCGTTCAAGCTGGGCCAGGCGGCCAAGGCCACCATCGGCGACCTGGTCTATGCGGTTCTGACCGGTAACCCGGCGATGAGCGATGGCAAGGCCCTGTTCCATGCCGACCACAGCAACCTGCTCACTGGCGCGGCTTCGGCGCTTTCCATCGACAGCCTGAGCAAGGCCAAGACCCAGATGGCCACCCAGAAAGCCCAGGTAGAGAAGGGCAAGGGGCGCACCCTGAACATCCGTCCGGGCTTCGTTCTGACTCCGGTGGCACTCGAGGACAAGGCCAACCAGATCATCAACTCCGAGTCCGTGCCGGGCGCCGACGTCAATAGCGGCATCGTTAACCCGATTCGCGCATTCGCGCAGGTGATCGGCGAGCCGCGCCTGGACGATGCCTCGGCGACCGCCTGGTACATGGCTGCCAAGAAAGGCTCTGACACCATCGAAGTGGCCTACCTGGACGGCGTCGATACCCCGTACCTGGAGCAACAGGAAGGCTTCACTGTCGACGGCGTGGCCAGCAAGGTGCGCATCGACGCTGGCGTGGCGCCGCTGGACTTCCGCGGGCTGCAGAAATCCAACGGTGCCTGATCGGCGCCAACTCCCGAGCCCCGCACCTAGCGGGGCTTTCTGTTTCTGCCATTAGGAGAATCAACCATGGCGAAGAACTATGTGGAGGACGGCAACGTCCTGACTCTCATCGCGCCTGCTGGCGGCGTTCAATCTGGCGTGCCGGCGGTGATCGGAGACCTGGTGGTGGTGCCGCTGGTAGATGCCGCCGCGGGCGAGCCGTTCGCCGGAAAAACTGGCGGCGTCTGGAGCCTGCCTGCTGCCGCTGGCCTGACCCAGGGTGCCAAGTGCAGCGTGCTCGATGGGGAACTGGTAGCTGCTGCCACTGCCGACTCGGTGGCGTTCGGCAAGATCACCGAGCCCACCGTTGACGGCTTCGCGTCGGCGATGCTGATCCAGCAATGAGCGCGCCGGGCCGTTTTGGCCGGCTGATCCAACGGCTCCACGAACGTGGGCAACAGCGGTTATCTGATGCCGTGGGCGAGTTCCGCGGCATCGGTCGTCCCCCGATCAGGGGGATACCGCTGCAGGTCGACCGAAACCTCACCTACGAGGGACCTGATGGGGTTTTCATCACGGACAAGGTTGGGATCAGTTGGCTGGCGAAGGACGTTCCCACGGCATCGCGTGGCGACCTCTTCGTCATCGGGTCGTCGCGCTATCTCGTGGAAAAGCTCATTGCGAACGACGGTTGGTTGCTGACGGCAGCAACGATCGAGGAGGAAGCATGAAGCCGAACGTGCTCACGATCGGCCGCTTGGCCTTGCTGGCGCGCCTGCAAACCATCACGCCAAACCAGGGATACCGGACAGACGCTGGCACTCGTGTGCTCTCCGGGTGGTTTAACGAACTGGTCAAGGAACGGCACGAGGGCTTTCCGCTGATTGTCGTCCAGCCCGGCAAGGAGCAGCCGCCGGAGCATCTTGATGCCGCCGTTCGCTTCCATCGCGGCTTCGACGTGGTAGGCGCGGTGCAAGGTGGGTATGACCACTATGAGGAGGCTCTGGAGGACCTACAGCTAGACCTTTTGGCGTGCCTGATGCCTGCCCCCAAGGGGCAGTTCCTGCGCTGGCTGCCCCGAGAGCGCGGCATTACCGGGCTGACGTTGGGGGCGCCTGAGCCGTACCCGCCGGGTGATGGAGTGGCCGCTGCCGTGATTCGAATCCCTGTCTATCTGAAAACCATCATCGAGGGGTAACCCATGAAGAGCGATCCCCAGGTGCCGGCCACGGTCGACGCCGCGCCTCCGGCTGCACTGAACAAAGCCGTCGAGGTCACCCTGGCCACGGTGCATTGGCACCAGGGCGAGGAGAAGGCGGCCGGCGAAAAGATCAACGTCAGCCCTGACCAGGTTGAATTCCTGCGCCGCGAAGGCGTGATCAAGAAGGAGGCCTGATATGGCTATCGAGAAAGAGACGTACGTGATCGGCGGCTGGCTTAAGGCACGCGAGGCAGGGACTACAGGGCCTTTCAAGAAGGTAGGTCTGGTATCCACCATTCAGCAGACCATCGAGAGCAGTGAGATCACGCTACCCGACACCACCACTCCGCAGGGCGGCGAGTACGACTCGGTATCGCGCATCTCCTCGGTCGGCCTGGGGATCAACTTCCGCGAACTGCATACCTCGATGCTGGCGGCCCTGATGTGGGGCGACGCCACCAACGTTCCCTCTGCCACCCACACCGACGAAGCGCACACCGCCGTTCCGGGAGGCACGATCGCGCTCGACTTCATGCCGCTGGAGATCACCAGCGTGAAGAGCGATGACGGCACCACTACCTACGAAGAGTTCGACGACTGGAACATGACCGGAGCTGGCCTCGAAATCGTTGAAGGGGGTGCGATCTCTGCGGCCACACCGATCAAGGTGACCTACAAGTCCGCCACCGTCGATGTGATCGAGGCGCTGACCAACAGCGGCAAGACGTTCGAGTTCCTCTTCGAGGGCGAGAACGCCGCTGGTACCCAGCGGCGCATCCAGGCGCGCTACTTCCTCTGCCGCTTAAACCCGTCGAGCCAGCAGGATTGGATCAACACCGAAGACTTCCTGGCCGCCGAGGCCACTGCCAAGGTGCTGATGGACCCAACCAAGGTCGGTGCTGGAAAGTCGAAGTACTTCAACATCAAGAAGGAACTGGCGACGGTGTGACGCCGTTCATGCCCGGCAGGGACGCCGGATGTGGGCTCGCCCGCGTGGTGCTACAGTGGCGGCATTTAGGGAGGGGTTGAAATGTACTCTAGGTCGCGCGGATTTTCCCTTATCGAGTTGATGGTTGTGGTCGTACTCTTGGCCGTTTTGGCATTCATGGCCGTTCCGAGCTTTAAGGCTATGCAGGAGGGGAACAACCATCTAGCCGGCAAAGAAGTTTTTCTCCAGCACCTGGAATTTGCCAGGTCCTATGCGCTGTCAAAAAAGACAACTGTCGAAGTCTGTGCAGAAAGTGGAGGGTGGACTGACGGATATATCGTCCGCACTGATTCTGGTAAGACTGTTTTGCTTAAGGAAAATAAGTATAAAAACATCCATCCAGTTGGAGCGTGGAAAGGCTCTATGGAGTCTGGGTGTGTGCGATTCGTATCCAATGGGAGCGCACCCGCGGTGCCTGCCCCGGCGGGGGAGTATTACGACTCTGGTTTCTTCGGTGGTGAAGAGCTGGACAAGGCTGCTTGGCGGGTGACGTTCAAGCCGTCTGGCTGGAACTGCACTGAGAAAGATCCTAAAGACCCTAAGTGCGCCAAGAAACCAACCTGATCGCCGGCTTGTGTTCTTGGTAATGGCCTGTTGATGCTAAAGTGTGAAGCGGTTCCAATGGAGAGTCGCTTATGACACGGATTTTTCCCGTTCTCGCCTTGATTCTTGCGGTCAGTTCTGCCAGTGGGGCGACGGTCTTTAAGTGCGTCGGCCCTGACGGAAAAGTCACTTTTACCCAGCAGAATTGCCCTGACAACCAATCGCTGAACGATGTGGTTTCTGCCACCAACCAGCGCCCAAGCGGGTCAGGTGCCTCGGCTGTCATGGCCAAGCCCAAGCAGCCATCAGGTCGTACCTATAGAGGTAGTCACCAGGTTGGCAGCGGAGTGATCGTCGTCGGTGGTTCGTCGCCAAGCCCTACGTGTTCCACAGGACTCTCTGAGCGTGACCTTCGCAAGGCCAAGGTCCAGGGCAAGGTCGTTCCTGGAATGTCCAGGGAGGACGTGGAAAGCATCTACGGGAAGGTGAACCGCAACGGCAGTACCGCCGGCGCGGGTGCTGTCACCTACTGGAATGACAAGTATGTTGACCAGACGACCGTTTCGTTTGATCGTAACGGATGCGTCCAGGGTTCATACCAATCGGGCCACAAGAACTAGCCGATATAACGCTTTTTAAACAGCCCCGCCATTCGGCGGGGTTTGTGCTTTCTGGAGGGTTGAAATGTCCAGCTTTACTGCAAGTAGAGTTGTAGATATTGATGGCGTTGAGTTGACCGTGCGGGAACTTAGCGTTGCGGATGTTCGAAAGCTAATGCAAGAGGTCAGCGATCAAGACCTCGTTAACAATGTCCTCTTCGAAGATATCAGGCTTTCCGATCTGTGCCTGATGACGTCGGTTACGAAGAGCCAAATTAACGATCTCCGGCCTAGCCAACTCGCCAAGTTGCGGGATGCATGTAAAGAGGTGAACCCGCATTTTTTCGGAATGCTGGGCCGTCTCTCGAAACTCCACGACAAGCCATAAGGAGTTTGGAGCGCGCCATTTGCGTTCTGGTGAGGCTTGGCCATCACCACGTCCTTGAATATCCCTGGTCACTGTTCTTGACCGCGCTGAAGGCTGAATGAAATGGCTGACGTAAAGATCCGGCTGACCGCTGACCTCGATGATGCGCTGCGCGAGGTGTCAGGCTTCCGCAAGGAATATGCCGAACTGGTCAGGCAGGTCGCGCAACCTCTCAAGCGTTTAAACGATTTCACTGCTCTCGAAAGCACCCTCGAGGACACGCAACGCCAGGCGCGTTCGGCGCGCGAGCAGATCCGTACGCTCGGCAACGAGCTGGCATCGACGATCAGGCCAAGTCGCGAATTGCAGCAGGCTTACCGGGACTCCATTTCGGACCTGCGAAGCCTGGAGCGGGCAGAGACCGTCCAGGTAGCCAAGCTCGGAGCGATGCGCCGGGAGTTGAAGCAGGCCGGGCTGGATACGAGGAGCCTGACATCCGAACGGCAGCGGCTCCAGCGGGAGCTGGATCGAAACCTCCAGGCGGGCCGGAATGATGCGGCCACCACCAGCCTCCGGCAACAGGCCGCAGCGATCAAGCAGAGCGCGATAGAGCAGCGCCGCTTCAACTTGGAGCAAGCGCGTAGCACCCTGGGAGTCGCCAGGGTGCGCGAACTACAGGCTGCTATCGGGCAGTTAAACCAGCAATATCGCTTGCTTCGATCGAGCGGAACGCTGTCCACAAGGGAACTTGCCGTTGCGCAGCGGGCGCTCAAAAAGCAGATCGCGGAGACCAAGAGCGAACTCAACTCGCTTGGCGCCGGCTCGCGGCTGTCGAGCATCGGCTCTCTCCGCGGGAGCGGTCCAGCGCTGGCGGTTGCGGGTCTCGCCGCCGCAGTAGGCGCTGCAACGGCGAAGCTAGCGAACGGGGCTGACACTGTTGGCCGGCTCGATTCCCGGCTTCGCCTGGCGACCCGCTCGCAGGAAGAATTCAACACTGCGCAAGTCGAACTCGACCGTATCGCGGATGATGTTCAGGGCGATGTCGGCGACCTCGTCGGCCTTTATTCGCGGTTGCAGCGCCCGCTTCGGGATGTGGGAATGGATCAGCGAGCCGCCCTCGAAACCGTAGAGGCGGTATCCCTTGGCCTGAAAATCGGTGGAGCCTCTGCCGAGGAGTCGGCGTCGGTCATTACCCAGTTCTCCCAGGCCATCGCCAGTGGCGTCCTGCGGGGCGAAGAGTTCAATACCGTTCTGGAGTCCTCGGATCGCATTGCTGGCGCCCTGGCGGACTCCTTCGGGGTGACTGTTGGCCGGCTTCGTGAGATGGCTGCCGCCGGTGAGCTGACGTCGGAGCAGATCGTTATCGCGCTGCGGAAGGAACTTCCGAAGCTCCGCGAGGAGATGGCTTCGTTTGCGCCGGAGATCGGCGCGGGGCTGAACCGGATCTTTTCCGAAACCCAGAAATATTGGGGGCGCAGAGCGAAGAATACAGGCATCGTCGATTGGGTTGCGAACCAGTTGAACGATGTTGCCAAGTCGATCAACACGGCGACTACGCTGGTGAAAAAGGGCGAGGGCAGCCTCACTGCCACCCTCGCCGCCGAGAAGGCGCGTCAAGAGCAGATCGTGAAGCGCCAGAACGATGCCCTGAAGCGGGCTCGGGATCAGAACGTCGCCGATCTCCAGTCTGAGGTTGTTCGGACCAAGGCCCTCCTTGAACAGTCCACCAAGAACCTCAACGACGCGCTTTCGCGCCAGGCAGATGTCCGCAAGGAGTTTGCCGACCTGGTGAAGGGCATCCAGGCGACGCCCACCTCCGGAATGCAGACCTTCGGTGATGCCACTGCGGCCCAGGCCTCGGCTCGCAACGCGCTGACCGCCGGCAACAATCAAAAGGCGATCGAGGAGGCGCGCCGCGCGCTGCAGATCCTCCAGCAACTGAAGGACGCTGGCGCGAACAGCTACGGCTTCGAAGGCGTGGCCAAGGAGGTGGAGCGCATCGCCAACAAGGCCGCAGAGGTCGAGGCTGGTAATGCCAAGGCTGCGGATGACGTCAACCGCCTGAACCTGGCCGACCTCGAGGAGCGCATCAAGGCTGTGCAAAACGTCGAGGTGTCGTTCGGAATGGACTTCGAAAGCGCGGAGACCTTGAAGCAACAGGTCGCCGACATCGCCGCCGGTTTGGCTGAGCAGCTTGTGATACCTATCACGCTGGTTCCGCCTCCGGAGATGGGCTTGCCTGGCGTGCCCAGCATCACCCCCAAGATACCCGGGTTTGCCACTGGTACGCAGAGCGCTCCCCCTGGTATGGCGTGGGTTGGGGAGCGTGGGCCGGAGTTGATGATGATGCGCGGAGGAGAGCGCATCTTCAACGCGGTGCAGTCGCTGCAGATGTCGCAGAGGTATCAACGAACTCTCCCCGAGATACCCGAGATTCCGACTGCGGCGCTTCAGCAGGCGAATCCGCCGGCAGCCATGCAAAACCTGGGATCGCTGACCCTCAACCTGGGTGGAGACGATGCCGGTTTCACCGTTTTCGGGACACACGACACGCTCCGAGACATACGCAAGGCCGCCTCGAAGTTCGGGCGGACGCGCCCAAAATGACCAAGCCCGCCTCGCGCGGGCTTTTTTATGGAGTTGGGAATGATCATTCCGAACGTGATGCTTGGGGGCGTACCGATCGTGATACACGGCGGCGCCCCGCAGTGTCAGTACCAGGCTGTAGATGGCGGCGTCGAGCGATTGAGGCTCAGCGGAGGTGCGGCAGTACAGATGACGCACTGGCGCAAGACGGCAATCACCATCAGCGGTTCAGGATGGATCGGCACGGGGATGCTTGGACTCGACTTCGACAACCCGTTGGAGCTGCGATGCAATGCGTCGCTTGGCATTTCCGGCCGTACTGCCGCCGACCGAGTATTCACAATCCCTGGAGAGGTTCGCCCCGATGCCAGTCCGTGGGGGCTGGCGCTGGTCGGCCGTGAGTGGGTCAGAACGGACGTGTCGTCCGCCGGCCAGGTGGTAACCGTGTCGGAGATCCCAGGCGCGCAACTCTACCGCGTCGAGTGGTGGCCGCTGTTCCACGTCTTCGCGTCGGTCCCTCCTGAAGCGCTTGATTCTTCGAACAACAGCCGGACCTGGCAAATTGTCGCTGAGGAAATCTGATGCTCAACGGTGGACCGCTCAATAGCGCTGCGCTGAACTCGGCCGCTCAATCCGTTGTGCCTGGTCCTGAGCCGATCATTCCAGGCTACGCTTTCACCTGGCGAGCAATCGTGCGTGTTGGCGATGACGACGTTACACCGCTCCTGACCGGGGAGATCGAGGTCGATCGTGAAGAGGGGGCGGCTGGCGTCGCTTCCTTTTCGATCTATCTCGGCGACGGGCCTGTTGTCCCTACGGACTGGATCGGTCGAACCGTAACCATCGACTACGCAACGGAGACCGCGGGCGAACTGAGTCAGGGCCGGCGGTTTACGGGGAGGGTTACGCAGCCAGCCTGGAATCCTGTTCGGCGCGTCCTGGACGTCAGTTGCACTGACCAGTTGCAGCAGCGTGTAGAGGCCATGGAGATTGCGGCCGTCGACGCCTTGGTCGGCGGCGCCTGGTCCGCAGATGTGTTCGAGCCGGTCGATGGACGCTCGCGGTGGGACTACGCCCAGGAGCGTTTGACCAGCGTAACCGGGAGCTTGGACTGTTCGCCATATGGCGCTCTCCGCGTCACGTCATGGCTTTCGGTGGCTCCTGCCTTCGAGTTCGGCCAAGGCTCTACGGTATACGGGTCGCTTGCGGTCGAGTTGGCCGACCTGAGCTCGCAGACGAACAGGGTCGAGATCGAGTGCGACTACCGATTCAGCCGGCTCTGGCAGTTGAACGCATCGTATGGATGGCAGCACCCCGGGACGGGTAACGCTGTTGGCGAGGCGGGGTTCTGCAACTGGCGCGGCGACGACACCGAGTTGCCAGATGTCGAGATGATCACCTCGGCGACCGAGAGCAGCGGTCAGACGTTGTTCTATGCGACCTGGTATCCACTGCCGCCCACGGGCGTCTACTGCAATCCGCCGGCGGCATGGGTCAACAACTTCACCGAGCTGCTGCTCGGCGGAAATTGGATTGCTGGCCGGCGATGGGTGCAGTCCGTAACCGAGCGCTACCGGCTGGTCATGGAAGTTCAGCCGAGCGTGGCGGCGACAGGTCCGATTGTCGGTCGGCAGCGTGCCTCGTTCGAGATCGAGTCGGACAAGGCCGAGCGCTGGGAAAGCGACCCGATCACCGGCGGCAGCACCGGCCACGACGACGAGAAGGATGGC